CTCGTGATCGGTGGTTCACGGGTCAACCGCGGTCTAGGCGGGGATTTCTTTTCCACCGGCTTATACCGTGTCGTCTCTCTCGGTTTCACACCCATGACAGACGGTTCGACAGATTGCCAGAACTCAGGATCAAGGCAGTACTGTCCGAATTCCCTACATACGATATTAAGTATGTGAAGGAATACCTTTGTCAAGGGGTCACCCATTAGGACGCCCCTTTTCAAAGTCACAAATCGGATGTTGTCTTTCCATTTGTGAGGTTCACCAATTTCCTCCATTAGGCCGAAACCGGTGAACTCGATAATCTTCGGGCATAACGTTGCCCTTAGGACTATCTGTTGGAGAAGGTGTGGAATACCACATCTTCTCATCCATGGGATTGCGATTTCTTTCGCTACCTCATGCTGTAGGTTGTCTGTTGCTTCACTGTAATCAGTACACTCTACATATAGGTCCTGGTACTCGATTAGTTTTTCGGTCAGGTTTCCTACCTCCCTTTCATTGAGCACTTTATGTACTTTGAATGGAGATGTTCCATGTCCACTCGAATAGAGGGACTGGAAAAAGTTCCATCCATGGGCTTCTTTGCCCATTCCGGAACGCGAGCTCTCAACCTTTGTTAAAGGCCAGGAGCAGATTTTGTTCACAACGTCTAGTACGACCTTGAGAGCAAACGCGCCTTTAGTAACGGTCCTACCCTTACCTGGCTCCTTGATCATCGTGACGAATGATGTTGTTATTTCGTCAGGATCCTCTGTGAGCACATTCTCGAGACATCTCCAGAATATGTACTCACCTTCGGTCGCAGATTTATATTCGATCTCACCGATTTTCTCACCTGTTTCTAGGTCGAGAACGTTTGCTGTGACACCTTGTGTGCCATCCCAAACTAAGGAAGCTACTGCAGCTTCCGTACCGCCTTCTGCACGAGTTCTCTCGTAGCATGCGGTATTTTGTATGTTCACTCGTGCCTTAGTTGATAGGCCGGTGAAATACGCATCAGGCATCGCATTTATTGCTTTTGTCACTGATGCCCGGAGCACGGCCCGCTCATGCGTGCGGAGCTTCTCCGGAGGCTTTGATACAGTTTCTAGGAACTTCTTCTCAGCCTTCATGACATCGAGCTGTGGGGGTTTCCCAGCACCTCGTGTCTGTGACAGTAGGCCGATCATCTGCGCTTGCAGCGTCGGGTCGGTCACTTCTCCCACCTTGTAGAACAATTGTCCCAAGTGTCGGAGCCACGCGGGTGTTTCCTTATCGAACTGACCGCGTTTCTCAAAATATGACCACTCCTTCCGGTGTGAGTACATTTTGAAAGTCTTCCTAACCTTTTTAAGTTGGGAATACTTGGTCACGTAGTTCCAGGCCTCTGGAAGCAAGTGACCATCAAAGAAGAGGTCATCAATCAGATTAGACATCTTCTCTAGAACGAACAAGTCAAACTTGTTCCAGTTCCAGACTTCATTTGGGAAGGCTAGAAACCTACCAATGAAGGCTCCATCGATTGTTTTCAACATTTCGATGAAGTGTCCTGCTCGGGATTTCGTACTACGAACCTCGTCAGGATCGGCATACACTTTGGACAAGTATTCCTTTGTCCATCGCGGATTGCCTCTGCCCTTGAGAAGCCATTTGATCTTCTTTCTCAGGCAGCGTGACCACCCCTGAATACTTTTATCTTCAGATTCAGTGATCATTTTGCTGAGCTTGTG